GTAAAGTCTATCTTGTCGGCTGTAATAGACTTCTCTTTGATTGATTCAGCAACAATACTGTCTTTGGCTATATTCTCAGCTCCTACAGCACCTTTTTTTAGAGAACCGTCGCTTTTATGAGATTCTAGCATTGCCTCGGCTAGATCTTGCGCCCAGCTGGCAGTAGGACCAGCTTGAACAATATCTCCAACTAAGTTACCGTCATCTATTGCGTTATTCTGGATTTCTAAACTAATAATCTGACCAGTAGCCTTATTTGCCATACCCTTCCAGTCTTTCTGGCTACCTGGGACCACTTTACCAGTTGAGTCTACCCTGTATGTCATAAAGTGCATAGCAGTATCTTCAGTCCAACCAGTCAAACTATCTACAGATAGAGTGTCAGAGTTTGCGGGTCGTGGGGTAACTACTCGCGCTACGTTAGGATTGCTGCCGTCTTTTACTTTTGTAATTTTGTCACTAATACTTGCCATTCTGTTATTCCTCCTTTAGCTTTGGTCTTTCGTGCCAATATTTACGTATTCAAATACCACTCTTGATATGCTGTAACTTACGCCAGGGTCTGATGAACTCCAGCCGTATTGCACCCAGTGAGCGTCTTCATCTACTTCCAGCTCTACCTCTTCGCTAGCAGAGTTGAATGTTTCAGGTATGCCTCTCACCTCACTCCATCCGATAGAGCTCCAACCAACGCCTGGCTCGCTCCATCCAGTACGACTTGAAGACGCTCCGAAAAATCTTGTCTCTGTAAACGTCTGTAATCCGTCTTCAGTTTTAATAGTGGCGGTAAGATTAATACGCCCCTGAGGTCTGAGTAGCACAAATACCACCTTGAGCACACGCGCCCAATCTCTTCCAGTTTCTTCAAATCGCAATTGACCACTTTGTGCGCTAGTGTTAAACGGCTTTCCATCGTCGACTGTAGTTGCACCCTTAGATAGCTCGACTATCTTGTTTCCTTGAACTATTAAGAAGTGAGTTATACCTGAGTTGTCGTTATATAACGTCATCCAGTCAGCACGAATACTCCACGGTTTCATCCACGCACCCCTACGGTCGGTATCATAAATCCATATCTGATTGTTGTAGTCAGCGGCAACAGGTAACGCCCAATAGACGCGACCTTCAAATGCCAACCCTACGGCTTTTTCTATGGCTTTACTGTTTAGGTTGCTAATGGCGTCTTGAATGGTGTTAGTAATTCGTCTTGTAGATAGGACGTTTTGTAATTGCGGTAGAGTTCCTGTAGTATTAAATCCACCACGGCTTGGATATAGTAGGTCGTTATTGTAAATGACTACAGCGTCAGGGCTATCTGTACCGTCAGCACCAGTATCTTCTTGTACTTGCCAGACTGTAATAGTATCTTCACCATAAGTAATGTTTGTTGGTGTAATATAGAATCGTTTACCAGTACCGTTTGTACCGTTAGCTAGGACCGTTACTTTAGGATCGCCTTTACCATCTCGATATGGTCGTACTGCAAATGGTACTTCTTTGGTACCATTCCCTACTGGCGTATATCCACCGCCATATCCAGGTGAGAAGTCTAGCTCATGCCCATAATCACCACCACGCCATACATAGAATTGATTGTCTTTATCACCAGTCATCCATATACGCCCATTGACTACATCGGCTCGTGTTGCTTTTGGACCAGCCGTGTTATTGTCTTTTGGTAGAGGTACTGACATGTCTAGGCTACGTGATCCATTATCTACAAATACTGTCTGATCCATTGGCAGCGCGGCAGCTAGACGATAAAGTGTAGGCTCTCCGCCGCCGTCAACACCAACACCACAATAAATATTCCACGACTTAGCTTCTGTACTATCTGGACGCTTGACTGATAGGTTATGTTTTTCACCGTTCCACATATCTCGGTCTGTAGAGATTGCTTGAGATAATAGAGGTGATCCTGCAGTTTCACCAACAGTAGAGTTAAAAGTAACTGCATAAAACACCTTAAATCCTGTACCAGTTAGTCCTACGTTTTTATCTAGTATTGGCTTTGCTGGGTCTGATATTTTCTGAAATGCTACTATCTTCTTTGTTGGTATATCTAAGTAGCTAAGAGTATCTTCTCCATTCATGACTAGAAGATTGTTGCGTATCTGCTTGAAATGACCGCGGGCGGATTCGTGATATTCTTTACCTTCTACAACTTGCCAGGCTGGGTCTTCACCTTTAGCTATACATAGCTTTGTTTTGCCGTTTATCCTTTGAAGACAAGCTAGCCAGTTTACAGAACCGTCTTTTGTAGTGCTACGAAATTCAGCCAATTCACCTAAGACTGTTCCTAATGGCTGGGGACCATATTTAGCAGTACCATGTCGCACGGTAATGACAGAGTCCTGATCCAATATCATATTCTCAGACGACCTTAGACCTCTTAGCGGTGAGCGACCATCATCAAATGCAGTGACTACGCCGTTTGTCCAGTCCTCAACCGACAGCCGCTGTATTTTTGGCGCTTTAGTATTGCTAGGGGGTTTTAGCATATGTCAGACACTCCTGGAATCATACTTAGAGGTGCATATCTAGCTTGGCTAGCATTATTCTCTATCATTTTTTCCATCAGCTGGTTAGCTTCATTGATGAGATTGCCGTATTGGTTCTGTAGAAGAATGTCGTTGCGAGCATATTCAGCCGCACACATCACCACTAGCCACATTGGATTGTCTACTGGGACCATATCGCTTGGGCTTGTCAGCAGTGGGGCACGTAAATATACAGGTATTGCTATTTGGCCTCCAAGTACTGGGTCGTCACTTCGTATAGGATCGATAAATACTAGTTTATTGCCAGAGATAGTGCAGCAGTCTTGCCCCTTATACATTCCTGCTTGCTCTGGTGGCACTGTAGTGTATTCTTTAATCTGATTGTCTTTTTTGACCTTTACAGTGTCGCCGTATACGTTACTTATCTTGGCAACCTTAGTAAAGTCAATTTCATATTCCTGATTCGTCGATAGTGTTCCGATATTGTAATTAGGGTCATATAGAGACTGCCAATCGACATTAGGTTCACTTTGCCATACAGGGATATACATGTTAGCAATACCTAGTATTTTCTGGTATTTCTTGTCTGTTTCTGGTAGGTTGCGCACCTTACCAGTAGCTTTCAGCATAACTGCCGATATAAGTTGCGTAGTGTTCATGGCGTTTTTCCTAAATTAAAAACACGGAGCCGGCTTATTATTGCCAGACGCTCCGTGTTCTTTAGGTCACGCTGTTTTCTGCTTATATTATATCATAATTATCACTATTATGCTTTCTTAATGCGGATTCGAGTGTTTTTGCTGGTGCTTGCACCATTCCACTTTTTCAATGTATTAGTTATCTGTTTTTGAGCGTTAGTCTTGCTTATTAGGTTTTGTCCAATTTGGTTTATACTTGTGTTTTTTGCGGATGATTCGTTAGCTTTTGGTGCAGAAGATGTTAGACCCATACTCTTAGTGACTGCAGAAGATAGTGGAGACGCGCTACCGCGACCGCTTGAGCTACCACCTCTTCGTCCTCTACCTCTTCCGCTACCTGAGCGTCCAGAGCCACCTGAGGTATCTTTGGTTATCTTATTGCCGTCAGTGTCAAACTGAGTAGCATTAAGGGCGCGTGCTTCCTGTTTAGTGATGTAACCTTCTGCACGTAACTTGTTGATTACACCATTTTTAGCAAACATTTGTCCTGTAATACTCTTTCGGCGACCATTGGATAGTTCTTGCAGTAGATCCTCGTGTGATGATTCTTGAGCCTTTTGACGCCAGTAATTATCCATCAGACTTACTTCGTTATGAGATGTCATCGCACCGTACTCAATTTGATCCTTTGTATATCCAGATTCTTTGTAGTAGCGCTCTTTTACCCAGTCTGGTAAGTCTTTGTATTTACCAGTCATCATATTGACGGCAGTTTTAGCTTTATCTACCTTTTTTGTACCGTTCTGTAGTTTATTTAATGTTGCATTGAATGAAGTGAACTCTTTTTTAATAGTTGATGTTTTATCAATGTCATACGCCTTCATCCAGTTGCGATAAGCTTCATCACCTTGTCCTTGAGATTGAGCAAGCTTTTTGTATACACCTTTTTCTACGTTACCATTCTTGTTTACCAGCAATCCGTCTTGGAATGTATAGTCGCCCTTCTTTAGTTTCTTTTTAATTGAAGCGGCTTCTTTCTTGCTTAGTCCTTGTAGGTCTATTTGATTATCCGTTGCTTGTTTTTGTTGCGGGTTATTGTTGGTTGGCATGTTTATTTGCAAGCCGTTAGACGCGTTAGCAACTAGACCACCAGTCTTAAATAGATTGACCCACGAATTCTTTCCTTCTTCTACTTGCACTGGTATTAGCGCATTTTTACCGAATAGAGCGCCTTGGACCAGATTAAATGGATTGTCTTTTTCAAACTCAACCTTTGTCTCACCATTACCGTCTTTTACTTCGCCAGAGTGAGCTGCCGCAATGCCCTGAATAGTTTTCTTTAATTGGCTACCTGCTGGTAATTGACCTAGGATGTTATACATGGCGTCTTTAGTTTTTGCTTCTGCCTTATCGTCATCACCATCTTCACGTGCTTTAGCTGCCTCGTCCAATTTGCCCTTAGTGTCAATCAATTTACGAGGTAAATCAACAACTGGTATTGTACCGTCGTAACGTCCTAAGTTGCTCTCTTTGCCGAATAGCTTCTTACGGTCGTCTTTTGTTGTTGCGGCATTAACTATAGCTGTAGCTATAGGTGCGGCTGTAACTGCTTGACCAGCTACTTTTTGAGCTGTACGCTCTAGCTTAGCTTGTACTGAATTGTCTTTATCGTCATCATCACCACCACTCAGCCAGTCACCTACAATCTCAATCAGTGTACCTAATGGATCAACTCCTGGCTTATTTCCAGTTAGTGCTTCTATCGCACTATATGCAATTGCCGTATTAACAGCAAGTGCCACTCTTTGTTTATTAGTCATCTGGTTCCATACATAACGGTTCTGTTGTGTCACTTCTCGCGTGAACTGTAAGAATGATGCAGACCATAGCCTATTATATGCTCGTGGGGTGCTTATCTGATCGCGTAAGGTTACCGTGTCATTAATGAATCGTTCTGCGTATCTAACTGCATCCGCGTCACTTAGTCCATTATTGATTGCCTGATTGTATTTAGCTAAGAAGGTATATTCAATAACGCCCCTTTCAACTACTTCCATAGGAATACCAGCAGTTTTCATAGTTTTTTCAAACTTGGTGTCATCCGTCAGGTTGTCGTCTGCATACCTTAGGGCTAGAGCGTCAGACTTCTGTAATATAGCTTTACGGTTTTTTAGCTTGAATGCCTGTATTAATGCTTTCGGGTTGGTTGTAGAGAATAGAGCAGGTAGTGATGCCGTTTGAGCTACTACTGAGTTCATATTGCCGACAATCTTAGATAGTGCCGCCTGCTTCATTAACGCCCTACCAGTTGCATCTGCGAATTTTCGCATTTTACTTGGCTCTGTATCATTTACGACTCGTTGGAATGGGTCTGTCTTTCCAGCTAGTCGGTTTGCGTGTTCTTGGACAAATCCGACAAATTGAGTCAGTCCGTTTGCACTATCAGACATCAGCTTCATAAAGTTTACGTCATTAAGCATCTTATCTAGACTTTCAGACATATTGTTGGTGGTTTCTTTTAGACCATTTATATCTTTTGCGTCTAACTTCTCTACACCAAACTTGTCAGCTTTTCTAGCCAGACGATTAAGTTCTCGTATACCGTCTATTTTTCGACCAATTGCACGTTCTAGTCCGTATAGTTTATTTCTTACTTGTGTTAGCTCTTCAGCATTAACATTGCCAGAAGCAGCCGAATTATGCAGGGCGTCTACTCTGTCAGCTAGCTTTTGTATACCGCTAGTACCCTTACCTGCAAATTCTTGTCGTGCTTCACTGGCCGCACGCACTGCCACTTCCAGCGAGCGGTTCATTGTAATAGCATCTGTCATATGAATATTGTGTAGAGCTATCTTGCTATATTCCATTAGTGGTGTAAATGGATCTGTTGGCTTTACGTCACCTGCACGTTGCATAGCGAATTGATTAAACTTCTGACTTGGCTTGAATAGTCCTGTACGACCCGCCAGTTTAGACGGCAGTGATTTACGAGATTCAATAGCCACATCTCCGCCAGATAATAGATTCTTGGCACCACCATACATAGCCGCGATAGCTCCCTTGCCAGACTGCATTTCTCCTAAGTGCGTAATATAGTCTTTACGCTCCATAATTGGGTCTTTCCCTAACTCTACCCTCTTTTCGTTTTGGCGGGCTAGTAAGTTCTTGTATACAGCACGTAAGAAGCTATTGTATTGATCCAGAGCTTCAGCGGCACTCTTTCCGTAAACATCTTCAAATACTTTCAAGCGTTCATCGTATGATGGTGATTTTTCGCCACGTTTTGGGCGTGATGGTTCAATTACATATACGGCGTCTTGTAGCATTTGGCGCTTTAGTGGACCGTGTTTTTTAGCTTGTTTTAGCAAGTTTTTGCGATAATCTTTTATCTGTTCACCGATAGCGTTGCCTTCTTTTACTGCGGCGGCGTTAGCTTGACGAGGTGTTTCAGACATAATATTCAGTAACGCCTCTTTGGTTTTATTGCCACCCTTCTTAAAGTAATCAAGACTGTTGCTTCGCCTCAATGAGCCTGTTATACGGTCTATTATTCCTTCAGTAGTCCATGTTTGACCTGCGCCAAAACGCATTTCCTTGATCTTACTGAAGTCGACATCGTGCATATTCAGGTTCATCTTCTTTTTACCTGCATATATAGTTACGTTGCCGTCAGGTGTCATCTCAATGTAATTACCTAGAATTTGACCAGTTTGTGCGTCCACTACTCTACCAGACTCTATATAGTGTTTGTCTGGATCGAATGTAACTAGTTTATCGCTTGGACGATATGCCTTTTTATCTCCAGTTTGCATATAGCCATCAAAAGCACTCACTAGTTCAGCATTTACACCCTTAGAGTTCTCTCTCCATATGTACTGAATAGCTAGACCGTCATCAAATGCACGCTTAGCTTCATCATTAACTGCCTTATCTGATCTAATATCGTCTATGAATTTCTTCTGTAGTGGTGAAGTTACTTTTGGTGCTTCGGCACCTGTTCGTTGCCATTTACCAAATATATTCCTATATTCATAGAATGAGTGGTATGCACCCTTCTCATCCTTATAAATCATCTGTCGTGTATTGTGGGTAGCTGTATTTGCAGTAGTTGTAGGTGCTGGGACCGCGTGTTCCGCTCCAGGTAGTTTAATCTTTTCTTTTACTTCTGGTGCTATTTCGTCTATTGGACGTAATCGTCCATTTTCATCTAACATACTACCAGCGCGGGCGTTGGTATTTAGTAGCGCCCTTTCTCCAGTAATGTCATAGCCCTTTTGCTCGGCTAGTTTAGCAAATTGTTTTGCAACAGCTTTTTCATCAATACCAGTAGCTACACTAGCATTATGTACTATATCTGCTATTTTATGCCTTGGACCTTCATCTAACCCTCTATTCAGTATTTCTCCTAGTGCCCGCTGCTTTTCAATTCGCTCTTTTTCTGCCTTAGCCTCTTCAGTACGTCGTTCTTCTTCCGCCTTCGCTTCTTCTATTTTCTTTTGCTTCTCAGCCTCTATCTTAGCCTCTTCAGCATGTCGCTCTGCAATCATCTTCTGGGCTTCTTTAATGACGTCTGGATCCCTACGCCATTCTGCCAATAGGGTCTTTCTCTCTCTTTCTGCGCGTCGTGCTTCAGCTACTCGCTTAATTTCATCGATAAATGCGTCGATATCGTCATATCCCATCTCCTGAGCAACCGTATCGATATCTCGCTTACCAGTACGGCGTTTATAGTTAGATGGTAGGTCTCCAGCCAACTCCTTTCCTAGGTGGTGTCGTAGGTCGTCTACATGCAGGCGTGGGATACTCCACGTCAATCCATGACTTCCGAGGATATTTGTGTCATTATGCTCTAGGAATAGATTCTGGTCTATATTCTCATATATAAACTCGTCTATAGCCTCTCTTAGCTCCCTAGTCATCTTAGGTTTAGGGTTGGCTTCCATTTCGTTAATAGTTTCTTGAAGAGGGTGTTGATAACGGTTATCTGTATTGACATTCTCATTTTGATTTGATATAGTAGAGCTAGAAGAATCCCCACTTAAATCCCGGTAATGGGATTCGGGGATTTTTTCTATGCCATTTACGGCGTAGAGAAGCTTTCCCTTACTGTTAATTCCAACATTTAATCTGACCTTATATGTACTCTCGCCCATCTTTACAATGGCTTGTCTGTATTCGAATCCTTCGGCGGCGAACCCATGATTTTTAGTATCAGCGGCGTAGCCTACCTTCTTTGAAATACGCAGTATGTCTGGTAGTTCACCTGCCATCTTTCCCTTGGCAATCAGATCATCAACAGTCTGCCCCGGGTCTAAGTATTTATTACGTGTCTTAGCGCTAATTCTAGCCGTACCGTCCTTACCGTAGTCCAGGTCGTAGTTATTGCCTTGAAGGTTTTCTTTGAAATATTCGTTTATTACTCGTGCACGATTTCTAGCGGGAACGCCAGCAAGGATATCGTTTTCTATCACAACAACAGGTGTGCCGTTTCTACTTTGCTGAATACTCATCGTCCTAATCTGCCCATCACCACCAGGTACTTGCTGTTTAGCTCTGAACTTCCCTGTCTCCATTTGAGCATAGAATTGCTTAATGGCGTCTTGTTTACCGACAAGTCCCATGACAGCTTCAGTAATTCGGTCATATATTGCTAAGACTTTTTGAGGAATACCTAATCTAGTACCTAGACGTACTTTATCTTCACCATTTAATCTTCCGTTATAATAATCACTGAATCCGTCAGCTAGTTGTTCTTCTGCTAGTAGGTTCAGGTCATTTCCATATTGACTACCATATTTGTTTATTAAATATTCATCTCCATAAGATTCACGGATAGAGTTTAATAGGTCTTGTTTGTTCTCTACTCGGGTAAGTAATTTATGTCCTAATTCGTGGTTTAGAGTGTCTTCTGTAAGTTTATTTAGGTTTATGGTGTCGGTCTTTGGATCGTAGTAGCCTAAGGCTTTCTTCTGCATTTCATTTTGCCACTCATTGAATACAAGGTTCTCATCACCTGTCAGTTGGAGGTGGCGTGCTAGAAGTTTTTCTTGGTCGGCAATTTCCTGTATTTTGGTATCTATCTTGTATTTCGTTTCTGAGCTTCTCGCGTTTTCTTCTCCTATCCTAGATAGAGCTTCGTCTATATTAGACTTTTCTTTCAATAATAGGGATGCTTTTTCGCTTCTGTTTCTCAGTTCGGTTATTTTTTCACGGATATTTTCTGGTATATGCAGACCATACTGATCTAGACTAGTTAAATCACCATCAATAATTAGTCCATTGTCCACAATAATCTCTTGGCTATATTTATCGCCATATAATGAACGATAATACTCTCTTGACTCAGTCGATGGTATTTCGTGATCAGCTAACCTAATCTCCCCGCCTGATCCATCTGAATAATAAGTCGAGCCAAAACTGCTTTTATGGCGGTTAGTCCCATACTTCCTGCCAAGTTGTCTTCGCAATGCGGTCATTAACTCATCTTTTATTGCAGAAGCATCTGTATATATATTATCCTGGTCTAATAGCCACTCAGCATTTCGCCCTAAAGAGTCCGACTTTTCTCGCAAGGCTTGTATATCATTATTATCGATTTGGTTATAATCGCCATCGGCATATTTTTTATCAACCTCCTTACGTCTGTCTTGAGATTCTTGTATCCTTCTACTATTTTCCTCTACCTTAACTTCATATGGCGATTTCCCATCATGACGACTCTTATATATCTCACTAGCAAGGTCTTCCATTCGCCTTACAGATTTACTATCCCTAGCTTTTTTACTGGGGTTGCTCACACCAAAAGAATCAAGAATATCTGCATATTCTCGCCTAAGTGATAAGTTGGTAAGTTCGTCATCTGACATTAGCTGAAGTTTCTCTGGAGTGTATTTGTCGAATAGCTCCTGGATAGTATCCTGTTTTGTCTCCGCCTGGTGCTTATATCTCATATCTGGATTGTCTGTTGGGTTGAGATTGTTGGTGTATTTGGTTTGATTTGGACTAAAGGTGATCGCCATATCATCCATAATCACACCATCTTTGCCAGTGGTGTCTTTGATGTCTTGAGCATATTTTTTCCATTGCCCGTTGTCAGTAATATCCCACAACAAATCCATGTCGTTATCGTACATATCATAATCTTCACGATATGCTGGCTCGCCGTTATTTATTCGTCGATGTAGGGCGTCATATTGTTCAAATGAGACAGTTTTTTGGTTATTAGTTATTGGGGAGGTGATGTTCGCATACATTTCTTTTAGATTGACTCCGTAGCCATTAGCCATATCTTTGTCGTATGCTAAATAGTTACCCTCGCCCCACCTATTTCGTGTGCTACTTGATGAGCCGGCTAATGGACTAAATTGGTCGAACTCACTATTTGTACCATGATATACGGTCTTCAGATTGCCATTTTCGTCTCGGATCTTAGAATCCTTGAAGAACGTTTCTTGTTCTGGACTTAATTTATACTTCAATCCGTTCTCATCCACCTCACCGATATGATCTCTGGCGTATATAGCCTGCTCTTGAGCTTTACGTAGGTTAATCATGGCTGGAGCATTTTCACTCATTCCTTGGCCGCGTAAGTATTCTTCACGTTGGCGTAGACGTGTTATATGTTCGTTATAAGCTATCACCTGGGCTTCATGCTCTGGATTGAGCTTGTATTTCATTTCTGGGCTAGCTAAGTTCTGTACGTCTTTTGTAGCTTGTTCTATCAGATAGTTTTCTAGTATTCCTGTTGTTTGTTGACGTGTGGCAACAGCATTTACATCACCGTGCTGAATATCTGACATATTCTGGGTAACGGCTTGTTTTAGTGCTGGGCTAGCGTTAGGTATAGTGTTTTCTACTGCTGGGGCTACATCCACCGACTGGATTGGGTGTAATTGATTGTTCTGATTATTAGCTACATTTACTTCTGCGGCTTGTTTTAGTGAGGTATTGTCTGATGATTGACGTGCTTGACGTTGAGCTATAGCCTCTTTTTCTAGTTTTCCAGTAGCTTCATTTTGATTCATTCGTGCAGTCATTGCACTTGATGGCTGGTTGCCAGTCTGTCGCATAGCACCAAAATTAGCCATTCCAGCTGGACCGCCAAGGAACGCACCCATAAGACCACTCTTAAGCACACCCTCTTCATATTTACGATTAGGATCGTATGTATGTTTAGCAATTGCATTCTCTGCAAATTGTTGGGCGGCTTCTTCCGAACCTTCTGCTATAGCGCCTGTTATAAACTTAGTCAGACCTTTTTTACCAATAGGCGATAAGACCTTGTCCAGCCCAAGCTTCTCTATTCCCGCCTGAACTGCCGCGTTACCATACGCATATGGCAACATCTCACGCGTGTTCTTACCCTTAGCGTTTGCATTAGTAATAAAGTCTGCAGCATTTTCTACAAACTGACGTGCTACAGGTATAGCACCACCAGTGGCTACACCTGTACCTATATCTTGCGCCAGTCGCTGGGCGCTTTGACCCGCCTCGTAAGCTGTTGCAACATCCGTGTCGTTCTTCTTAAATACGCCTAGGTCTCGATCGTATTGAGCGTTACGTTGCTTACCTTGTTCTACAATATATTTTCGTATTCTGTCATATGACTCATCACCAGTAATGCCATACATGGCGTCTGCGACAGCTAGAGATAGTTTATCGCCTGAATCACCAACTGTACGGCCAGCACCGTCAATAGCACCTTTAGTGAAGCTAACCACTGAACGTGTTGGTAAAGTAGCCAGTCCTGCCATCTGTGCAATATTGCTATCACGTCTAGCTTTGTCTTCTGATAAATAAGCTCTGTTCTCTGCGTCAATACGTACTTGGCGGTTCTTAGCGATTTCTGGCTCGCTAACGCCCTTTGCTCGCATAATGTCGTCTAGCTTGTTGTTGCGTGCTGCCTGCTCGGTCTTATATTTGTCACTCTCTTGTTTTGCTATATCTAGGGCGCGGGTTAAGCTGTCCTGATTTTGGGTAAATAAAGGATTTCTTACAGGATTAGGAAAACTCGGGGCTATTTGTGGTCTATTCTGTTGTTGAGGTTGTTGAATAGCCACTGGTGCTGGCTTTGGTTGTTGCTGTTGGACCTGAGGTTTAAGTACTTGAGTAGGGTTGTTTATGGCATTCTGGATTTGAATTTGCTTGTTTTCTTTATTTACCCAATCTTGTTGTCCTTGAGGGGTAAATACCTTAGGGGCGTCATTGATAGTCTTTTCTGGGATTATTGGCTTTGGCTGGTTATTTTGGTTTAGCTGTTGAGTTGCTTGATTAGCCTGTTGAAGGGGATTAGGATTTACTTTTTGCTGAGCTTGGCTGAATATATTAGTACCACCACCTAACCCAGGTGTATTCACACCAGATAGACCGTTTAGTCTGTTAATGTTAGGTTGCTGTACCTGCTGTAATGGCTGAGGGCGTGGTTGAACTGGCGCTTGAACTTGTTGCTCTTTACGTCGACGTTCATCATCGCTTACCCAACCCTTACCGCTGAAAAAGTTGCCTACTCTCTGGAAAAAGTCCATTATCTCTAATCCCCTCCTAATTTATTTACAGGTATTGATTCTGTCGTTTACGCTCGTCTTCTTGCTTTAGACGTGTATTGTAGATGTTTAGTGTTGGGTCACTACCTGCTGCTTGTGGATCTGAAACACCAACTGCTGTATCACCTTCTACCTTGTAGCTGTCTAGGTCTTTTGCGTTGTACTGGACCTTATTACCGCTGTATGTGTTTTGCTGACGTCCTAGGTTGTCAATTTCGCTTGATAGAGCGTTTGCTCGTCCAAGGTCTGCGCGTGCGGCATTAGCACCATTAGCGCCCTGTGCGGCGGCTTTCTGGCTCTTCATCTGAGCTAATTGAGTTAATAGGTTCTGACGTGTAGTTTGAGATGACTGACGTGCGGCATTGTCTTCGTTTGCTTTCCAGTCATTAAGCTTTTTGTCTTCATCTGCGTAATCATTCTTAAACTGACCCCATGTGGTGTCGATTTGCTTTTGGTTCTGTGCGTAAGTCTGTCCTGCGCCTGTTCGTTGCTGGTTAGCTTGGTTCTGAACTGCACGACCTGCTAATTGCATGTCTGAACCTACTGCACCCATACTTCCTAATGAACGCAATAGTCCTCGTAAGCCAACTGCTGAGCGATCGTTAATGTTATTGATGTTCGTACGTCGCTGTTGCTGATTTTGACGGGTCTGGTCGTTGAATTGACCTTCTGCACGGTTCCATGAACTCTTTAATTCGTTCTTCTTGGTATTGTACTGGTTGTTAATATTGCCTAAGCGTACACCTAATTGGTTGTCTATACGTCCTAAGCCATGTTCTAGCTGACCAATACCTTGGTCATATTCTGCCAACTGAGCGGCACTGGCACGGTTACCACCGCCCATTCCGCCACCGAATCCGCCGCCGCCTATATTTTGAGTGTTAGGACCTGGCTGGTGTCCTCCACCTTGGCTATTTCGCCAACTGGCATATGAATTCATCCACCACGGATTTACTGAACGGTTGAGGGATGATGCAGTGTAGCCATTAGACTTTTGTTCTCCGACAGTTTGACCTTTATTGTTAGTACCATTGCCCATTAGGAAGTAACCGTTAAGTCCGCCGTCATCTCCAGTAACATTTAGTAGGGCTTGAGCTTCTGCTCGTTTGGTTGCTGACGGGTGATTGTTTGCGTGATATTGAAGGTACTGACGATATGATTCATTTCCTTGCATAAGAAAAAATCTCCTTATTAATAAGGAGATTTGGGGTTTGTGCTATATGCTAGTTATTGGTTAAATCCACAGAAGTGTTGGACGGCTACTTGACTTTTTGGACCTACGCCTATTCCAATTTTTGTATACTTAGGATCTTGTATTGCTTTACGGTGAGACTCTGAATTCATCCACCAGTTAAAGGCGCCACGACTACTAATGTTTGCTCCCGCAGTCCAATTTTCGCCGCTCATAGTACATTTAGCCTGCTGGTATATCAGATAATACATTTCTTGCGTGTACATATCACCTAATCCAGGTATATTATGTTGCCTGTAGCCTTTAGCTTCCATGTCATCTGCCTTGAGTTGTGCTGATTTCTGTACGTTCTCGTCCATGACCAGTGGCGCTACACCAATTCTTGTCCGCTCCTGATTTACTAGTTCCAGTATTTCTTGAGGATCGGCAGGACCATTATCGTATTTATCGAATGCTGGTTTGTGTGGTTTCGGCTGCTCTTCTTGCTGTTCTTGAGTTGCCGCTAATGCTACTTGATTATCTAAGCGTCTTTTAAGCCATAAGCTACCACCAGCGCCTGCTATGAGCAGTAAAACAGCAGTGATGATTACGGCTTTTTTCATGGTTGCATTGTAGCATAACAGGGGTAGTTTGTCAACTACCTACCATGCCATGGTTCACAAGCTATGCCGTCGCCGTCTCTGTCTAGTTCTTCACGATAGCCAGGTTCACCCTCACGGATTGACTGAGCTCCGTTTTCGCGGGCTTCAGTACAATTTTCGTAATATACATCATCTTCATCAGGTTCATCTTCATCAATAGGATTATACCTGCTACTTGGGCTGGCAATACCTGAAGAATTACTGCTTTTGTGTTGAGTATGGTTCGATTCTGTCTTGTTAGAATTGCCAAGGTAATAGCTGCTACATGTATACGCCGCATACGCTACAAGTATTGATATTCCTATCACTAATATACCAGAAAGAAAATCGATGACCTTATTTTTTGTACTCTCATTCATACAGCCATTCACTTACTCCACCGTGGTGTGAGCAAGCTCCTCTTCCAGTAGCATGTGATTGCCAGCCATCTCGACAGATAGCTCCAACACGATAGCGTTGTTGTTGTACTGGTTGTGGTGCAGGTTTAGGTGTACGAACGATAACGTGGTTTACAGGTTGAGTTATAACCTCCACCTTATCTTCATACCCTGGCTTGCTTGGTTTACAAATCTTCTTGCTACCAGCTACACCTTGTTGCTTTATAGTTTCAGTGTAGCCATATTGACCTGTTTCACCTTCGTACTGTGTTTCAAACGGTATTTCTTCCGTTCTACAGTCTGAATATGTTACAGGTTGTACTACTGGCGCTATAGTCTGCTGTGGCTGACTATTATTTGCAGCTCCAGCCATACCTGCTACTGCAGCTACGCCAATAACAGCACCAATAGTGCTTTTGATGATTTTGTCCTTAGATACCATTTTAGTAAAGCCTCCCATTTACTTACTAAAGTACCTATAGCATACACCACAAACCCCAAATCTCCAAATTGTAAAAATACTATTAAATTGGATAAGAGCTATCGTCTGTTGTCTGGTCACCAAGAGGGCCTAGTTCTTCGCTCCATACTGACTTGGGCGGCTTCGTATTTATCTCAAACGATCACCTCAGATTGCTACTTATACAACGCTGCGACGCACGCTTCCTTCTTTTTTGGATGACAACGCGCTCTCGTTTTTTAGAGTCACACTTCGTGCTTAATTGTAAGGTTATTGTATCATATATCAAGCAAAAAGACCATTTCGTTGATATCCACGAAATGGTCTGATTTGTTTATGTTGTAGTCGCTATCTATAGCCTGCACGCCGTGAATATTCGTGTATCTCTTCAGTTATTCTCTCTACGGCGGCATCATCGTCTGCAATGTTGGCTCGGATTAGCCTACGACGTAATTCAGTGAGTTTTTTATCTTTTAGCTGGCGTAATATCTTGTTGAATGTGTCGTGGGCTAATCTGCGCTCGTGACGGGACTTAAGAGGGTCATTAAACACCTTATGTAATCTAGTTAGATCGCCCTCTCTCGTCCAGTCCATAATCTATTAAGCTCCAATCCAAGGATCAGTGACTTCAACCTCTGGGTCTTTGTCATCCCCTGATGGTACTGCTTCTTCAATGACTGCAATAACCTTCTGCATATTGTCGTCGTTTGTGTTGCCATAAAATTTCTTAGCAACCTCTAGGTGACTTAATCCGCTGTTGTATGCTTCGATGATATCTTCCTTAGATACGCTACGGCTTACGATTTCACCGCTAGTTGCAGTTTCTTTTGCGTTGGCGATAATCCTCTCAGCCTCTTTTTTAGCGTTGGCGATAATCTCTTCGGCTGTAAGCGCGGTTGTATTTTTCTCTGCCATTTTACCGTTTCCCTTCTTTGGTCGTAAGGGGCAGTGTTTAACCACCCCTTACTGTTATTAAATACTAGTCTTTAGCACCAGTCTTAACGTTGATAATCCACTTTGGATCAAGGATTGCTGACGCAAATGCCTCAGCCTTCCAACCAATGGTCATAAACTGGTTGAGTGGGTTAGATGTATCACCCTTGTCTGACTGCTTGATGATAATCTTCTTCAAGCCGCTACCAGCTAAGTCGACAACACCGAATGCTTCTTGACCGTGGATGAAGTTTGAGTAGACAGTCGTTGTGCTTGCCTCTTCCTTCTGGTTGCTTGACGCTTCGATAAAGCGGACTTTATGCAAGCGACCTAGTTCACCCTTGTATAGTTCTGCACGGCCAGTGTACTTCTGAGCGTCAATCCAAGCTGTATCACCAGTAATGTTGTATGCAGTATCTGGACCAACCTTACCAATGAAGAATCCGTCTGCATATGGGATTGCGTTGTTTTTCTTCAATGTACGTACGGCCTTGCGGATTTCTGCTACCGTCAAGATATCGTCAGCAGTAATACCGTTCAATGCAGTTTTCTTATTAGCAAATTGTACTGTTGCACCCTGATGTAATACATCACGGACCAATGCGTCGATTGTTTCACCTGCATTTTGACCCATAGTTTCAATCGTCTCTTTCATCTCGCGATCGATTGAAGTGTTGTACAGCATGCTTGAGATTTTAGTCCACTTACCGTAGCCACGTAGAGTAGCAACGACTTTGTTGCTTCGGATAGCTTCGTCTTGTGGGTTTTCACCTTCTGTCAATGGCGTTGTAGCCAAGCCAAATGGTGATCGTTTTGTAAAGGTAACTGTTGTACCAGAGTTTTTTCCTAGAGTTTTCTTTTTAGCACCTTCTAGGTGAATTGTGCGGGCTTCGCTTCGCTCCAAGAATTTTTCCTCCAGGTATTGGATCATCTCGGCAGAAAGCGTTGCGGTTGTGTTTGTTGCCATGTTATTAACCTTTCTTAAATATCATGTCCTTGTCGACGGAGATATTCTTCCTTCTCGTCTGTAGTAAGCTTGGCGAATGGTTTAACGATCCTAGTGCCGCCTCCACGGAAATCACCAGCGTCATTAATCACAGCGCGTTGCTTAGGTGCTTCACCGTCTTTGTGGAATGACTTATATAATTGATATATATCTGTACTTGAGCCAATGACTTTGCCGTTTTGGTCGTAAACAAGTACACTT